TTAACTTCACCTGCTGTACTAGTAATGTTTATTTCGGTGTCGGCAGAAATGTTTATTTTACCTTTAATATCCAATTTATATTCGTGTGAATTTCGATTGTATTCAATCATAGAATCATCGTCAAACTTTACTCTAAAAATACCGTCACCTGCATTATTTGGAGGCGTTTTGTCGTTGAAAATTGCACCTAAAATTACACCTTCTTCGCTGTTTTCGTCCATTAAACAAGCGACCTGTTCGTTAATTGAAAATGTATGCGAAAAGTTGTCTTTAATTGCCCCAAGCGTCAAGAATTGCAACCAGTCGGAAACAATACCATCATCCGTAAATGTTACACGGGCGTAACCTTTGGTAGGGTCAACTTCAGTTATGTTTCCAAATCTTAGCATGCGGTAAATATATTAATTAATCTTGAATTTTTGTTGGATTTCCGTAAGGATATTTTCGATCCGGCCATTTAAAATTACGAACCGAAACATTATTCGATTGTTGTTTCTTTTTCGGCTTGGTAATTTGCTCTGATTTCGCAGGTAAATTCAAACGTTTAATCTCCATTCCAACGGTGTAACCGCTCGATTTGTCAATTTTATGTGATGATGATTTTATGTGATATTTTCCAGATAATTTACCAAGTCCATTCAACTGAAAATTATTGCCTGCAATTGCCAAAACAGTGCCTTGCATCTCAATATTTCCTTCCATTTGATTACCTGCTGATAAATGCATTATTGCCTTGGCTTTCGCTTCAGCTTGCTGTTTATTTTCGGCTTTAGTATGCGTTACTCCTTCATCTTGATTAACTGGCGTATCGCTGGAATAACCTTGCTCTTGTTTGTATTTTTCAAAATCCAAGTTTGCTGTTACAGGTTCATTTTTCTTGGAATTTTTAGACTTTACCGAGGCTGATTTAATCATTCCGTCGGCTTTATCTTTTAAATCCCATTTTGAAATTTGCGACTTATCAATTGAAAAACTTACATTACGTTTCTCCACATCATAAATTGACGTAAATGTGATTATGTTTTCACGCACGGCAAACAAAGCTCCATATTCCTGTGAAATTCGCTTTAAAAACGCCAAATCAGTTTCTTTATTTTGAGTTATTCGTCCGAAAGTAATATCCGGAATAGTTCCCTGAATTGTCAAGTTATTTTTAGACGCTACTTTTTCGGCAATTTGTTTTAAAGTTTTGGATTCGTGAGCATCTGATTTTTTGGTTCGTAAATTATTTACAATTCCTGTTGCCATTCCACGAATAGTCACAACGTCTGGCGGGCCAGATAAACCTATTTCGTCTATTTCAAAAACACCGCATTTCAAGGATTCGATTGTAACGGTTAATTTAGCTCCCTTTTCTGGATACCAAGAATTTTGCCACTTCAAATCTACGTCCTCAACTTCAATTTCTATTTCGTCTGATTCGCCTTCGGTTTTATCGTTGTAAGTAAGAGATAGCATGTGTTTATAAATATCTGCTGTGATATTTTTATTGTTGTATAGGACGGTAAATTTTGGTATAGCTACGTTCATCTGTTATCGTTTCCAAGGTGGTAATAATTCGCTGTCAATTTGTATGTCTCCTTGTTCTAAAATAGGCACGATTACACGTGTACCAGCTTCTAAAATAGGCGAAATAACTATTGTCGGGTTCACTTCTATAATTCCATTAATCAATGTAGCGTCACCATAAGCCTTAAAAGCTATAGTGTCCCATCGGTCACCCTGTTTTGCTACATACTCTACAAAATTAGCCATTATATTCTACGAATTATAGAGTTATTTGAAATACGTAAATTTGTCGAATTTAGATTTATAATCGAACCATTTAATTGTTGATTCAAAGTCTTGAACTCGTTCACGTCCGAAACTGGCAAAACTGCTTTCATATTCTGAACCCTCACATAAACATCATTTATTGCTGCCGGCATATCTTGTGCCATTTCTTGCAATTCCGATGCCTCGGATAAAATGGATTGAACATTTGTTAAACTGCCTTCAATGTCGTTTAGGGATTTTTCGATTTTCCCACTCCAATATTCTGAACGACTTGGAACGGCTGTTATTTTTGCCGTGTAAATACCTGTCAATGTAGTAGACGTTTGAATATTTGAAATTTCAGCCGTCATAGTCATTCCTTGCGATAATTTTGCAGGCAAAACGGATCGTACATTTGAATTTCTTTGCGAAGTTGCAAACGCTTGATTTATCGCCTGTAATTCTGATTCCCTTAACGGGTCATCCGTGAACGACTCCAGTAATTCAACACTTAAAGTTGCTTCAATTAGATTCCCTAACGGGTCTGTAAATGAATTTATTTGAGAAAAATTAGGAATTACAAAAGTACCTAAAACACGTCCATTACCAAGTATTAAAGGTAAAATTTCCCTGTTTTGCATCGCAAGGCGCAAGGCTTCAATATCGGCTTCTGGATTGGTAAATTCTGAATGTAAATACATTCCGAATGAAATTGAATCCAGATTGTCGCCAACCGCCTGTAATCTTGGTTTACCATTTATTAATTCGTGTTGTGCATAATTTACGCCCCTTTCGTGGGAGAAATTACCGAATCCTTTCAGTCCTTCAAAACGTATATTTCCTAGTTGTGCATACATTATTTATGAAAATTAGAAACGTTTTTGCCGAAATAACCGATTTCGTGTTTATGAATTTCAGGCAATCCAATAACATTAACGCCTATATTAAAATACAGGATTATAAATTTTTTGTTTAAGTTTTTCATAAATTTTATTTTTGTAAATATAATAAAATCTTGGATACGGTGTGAAATAAAAAAACCTCCAATTAAGGAGGTTTGATTTTAATATGCTAAACGAGCCTTGCGTTGCATCTGCGCTTCAATTTGCCTAATCAATTCAGGAATTAAATTTTTAACCTGCGTTGCCACATCGCCAGAACCGCCATTAATTACAGGCGCAAAATTAACCGTTACCGATGAACCACTGCCAGAACCACGACCCGAAGCGGTTGGTTTTATCGACGAACCCATTCCTTTCGATGCTCCGACTACTTTCGATTCACCTTTTTTAATACCGTTGTGCGCTCCTTCGGTTATATTTACCCCGTAATCCATAAACACTTTTGAAGGCGAAGCGATACCAAGGACGGTTTTAAATGCAGTTGCAATACCTTTACCTATTCCCTTGACAAAATCAAACAAAGCCATTGCTTTTGATTTAATTCCGTTCCATAAACCATTTATAATATCGGCTCCGATGTTTTTAAATTTATCTGGAACAGCTTTCCAAGCCATAATTATCCAGCCAATTGGACCAAGGAATAATAAACCCCATTTTTTAATGAAATCCAAGGCTTTAAAGAATATCGCTTTGATTCCATCCCATAATCCTGCGAAGAATTTTTTAATCGGGTCCCAGTATTTTATGATCAAGAATGCGGCCACGGCAATTGCGGCCACAACCCAAAATATAGGCGAAGTTAGAAACGCTAAATTAGCTGCTTTTAATGCTGCCGACAAAGTTTGAATTCCTGTCGCTCCAGACATAGCGGAAAATGCCATTGCAGTCTGAACGGCAGTTACAGTAATCATTAAAGTTCGGTAAGCATTCATTATCGCCATACCTGCCGAAATCACCTTAAAAACACCTCCAAATGCAAAAGCAGTTGCGGAAATCGCAAAACTCAAAGCCATTGCACCTGCAGCCGCTTTTAAAATACCTTCGGTCAATCCTGGATTCTTACTGACCCATGCTGAAATTCTATCAACAACAGGCGTAACCTGATTCATTAATTCTTTTAGCCTAGGCAATAATGTGGTTCCAATTTTTGAAGCGGTCATGATGACACCGTCTTTCAATGTAGACATCATTCCTTTAACCGATTTCGATTGCGCTTCAATACCTCCGGCAAACTTCACGTTTCCGATGTATTTTAAGTACTGTTCGATTTCTTTAGAATTCTTGCCAACGGTAGTTTTTACACCTTGAAACATAAAGGTTACGTTTTCGCCTTCAGACTTGGCTTTTATACCAAACTCTTTCAAACGTTCAAATTCACCCGTTGCAGCATCAGCAACCGCCTCAACCATATCATTTAAGGATTTCCCCATTGCCGAAGCCGTGTTTCCGTATGCGGTCAATGCCTCTTCGGATGGGTCAAGACCCATATTTTTAAGCTTGATAAACCCAGTCATTACTTCCTCCAGTCCGTAAGGAGTTTTGGCAGCAAATTTATTGATTGCGTCAAAAGCGGCTTTGGCTTCTTTTTGGTTGCCTTGGAACGAGGTTTGCAAAGCGATATTCATTGATTCCATATCAGCAGCCGCTTTTAACGGCAACGCCAAAGCTCCTGCAATTCCTAAACCAATCATTCCTGCCTGTCTTCCTGTTCCAAACGCACGATCGCCACGCTCTGACATTGCCATTATTTGCCGTTGTCTGGCAGCAGCAGCAGCGATAATACGTGTTGCTTCATCTTTAGCCGTTAAGAGTAACGCAACTTCAAATGTTTTTTTACTCATATCTATTTATATAAAAAAAACCGCAACCGTTATCGGTGCGGTTTTACGTTTCTGCTGGTGGATTCATTTTTTCGTGTAATTTTAACGCTTCGACAAACCAATAATGAACGTCGTTACCGTCCATTTCAAATAAAATATTTAACGATGTGTTTGAAAAATGTGCCAGAAATATTAGTTGTTCTGGCGTTACACAAAAAGCTGGTTGATCGGGGTCATTATCTTTAAATAATCCACTCCATCCATTTCCTCAAATTCATCTTTAAAAACGGCTTTTCCGTCAATCTCGACAAGTATTGAAGCCAAACATTCTGCCATATCGGAACCGTCCGAATTCATAAGGCGTTGCGCTTGTTGTACGTGTTTTCCTTTGAAGCGTTTGATAACACATTGTTTACCGCTTGGAAGTGTAAATTCTTGATAAATGTTTCTGTCAGCAATGCCTTCAAGCGTTGTGGGTTGTTTTGGTTTTTGAGTTTTTGGAGAACTATTTTCACCGTGTCCTTTTTCATTCATTTTTGATAAATTTTAAGTTAATATTAAAACGTAAATATAATAAA